GTGTGGGTTTTCGGACGCAATAAAAGAGATCAGTGCAAGTTATAGAGAAGGATGACTTATGAGTAGAAAGACAATCAAGAAGACACCGTATATAGAATCTTACAATTCCACTTGGAAATGGGAGTTTAACTTTTTCATCGGGTGTAAGTGGCAAAAGTTCAGAGAGGCTATCTATTATTACGAAGATGAATGGACCCAGGAGAGAGAGCCTACGGCGCATTGCTTTAACAATTGGGGGGCCCGGAGATCATTTATATGGATAAATAAGAAAAATAATCCATCGAGCTTAGCTCACGAATGTATCCATGCGGACACTAGGTGTCTCAATGAGTCTGGATTCACCATTATTTGTGATAATGACGAACCGCTGGCCTACCTCGTGACTTGGTTGATGAAAGAGGCCACAGGCGAAAAACACAGGTAAAGTTATAGAAGGGTAAAGAAATGAGAGAATTAGAAGTGTGCCGGGGTGATGGTTGCGATAAAAAAGATACGTGTTACCGGTTTAAAGTGAAGAGAAGTAAATTCTCACAGACCGCCATAGCGCCTGACCCTGAAACATGTAAACATTACATTGAGTGCAATAGTAAATCTCAGATGAGAAGACTTGATGTGGTGGCCAATGGGCAAAATATATTTAAACGATTATGAAAAAGAATTGAGCAAAATTGGTGAAGGGGTGAGGCTTGCGGTTCGGACTGTTTATAAAACGACCGAGCCAGAGCATAGACCCGCGGCATTGGCCGCAATCCAAGAAACAGCTCAGCGCAAATATGACAAATTATTTAGGGGAATGATCAATGGAACCACACGAAAAAAGGCTGATAGTAAAGACGAATAAATTAGAGCGGTCGGAGCTCATAAAATACACAGAGGAGTTGCGGGCCGCGTTGAGAAGAGTTCTCTGCATACCCCCCAAAAATATCCCTGAATGGATGCAAAAAAACACAGAGCTAGTGGCGGGGCTTAACCAATCGACAAGGGAATATATTTGCAGGAAAAATGGCCGGCTAGAAGAGATGATCAGGCAAGGCCAGGCGATACAATGAGCAAGACAATGATAATCTCAGTGGTCACGGCGCTTTGCGTTCATTTGATTTGCGATACTGTAAAAGAAATTAAGAGACTTGATGTGGTGAAAGAGCTAGGTTTGAGAGACGAATTTCTCGACGAACAGATAAGGCTCTTTAATGGAATACCTCTCAGTAAGTCTCAACCAAATGCCAATGTGTCCAAGTATAAATCAGGCATACAAAACCATCCTCATAAACCGAACAATTAGGCGCTGCGCATCGAAGGCTCTTAACGAATTCAAGAAAGAGTTTAAGGACTGGGTAAAAAAGAACCCGGCAACTGTGAGCACAGCCAGAGCCTCATTAGAGGGGCATGAAAACGCCTTGCGCCTGACACTATGGTTTTATTTCCCCCACGATAGAATTTTTACCAAGAAGAACGCCGTTAAGAGGCTTGATGTGTCTAACCGCGTAAAGATCATTGAGGACTCTTTATGCGAGGCACTGGGGTTTGATGACCGGGTATTTTTCAACATCAATATATTCAAAGTTCAGAGTGAGAAAGAATGTATCTCAGCATTAATCGAAAGTAATAACTTGTAAGATCACCACCCACCCTTTATTATTCGTTTGATTCCCATAATAATGATTTGCAATAGGGCTCTGAGCAATTCAGGGCCCGACCTTTATCTGGACACAGCGCAGCAGGATAATTATTACAAAGTGCAATATAATCCGAAATATGCCAGGCGGACGACCAACTAAATTCAATCAAAAGATGCGTGACAAAATCATGGCATTAGCCGGCGCTGGCAAGACCGATAAGCAAATAGCTCAAGAAATACATGTATCTGAGAGCACAATTCATCACTGGAAACATTTACACGGTGCAGAGTTTTCCGAGTCCTTAAAGGAAGCTAAGTGTATTGCAGATGAATTAGTCGAGGCTAGTCTTCTGAATAGAGCTCTTGGTTATCAGACTAAAGAGATCAAGTTCTTTGCTCATGAGGGGACGGTGACTGATCAAAAAGAGGTCATCAAGGAATATCCACCGGATCCAACCTCAATGATATTTTGGCTTAAGAACCGGCAACCTGATAGATGGAGAGACAAGCAAGAGATCGAGCAGACCAATAGAAATATTGAGATCAAAATAGACTCTGATGACAGAGACCTTTAAGAAAACACTCAAACAAGTAGAAGCCACAAGAATCATGGCGGGTCCTGCCAGGCATGTAATGTTATACGGCGGGTCAAGAAGCGGTAAAACCCTTCAGATATGCAGAGCTAATGTAATCCGGGCAGCTAAGACTAAGTCCAGACACCTCATCACGAGGCTCAGGTTCAACCATGCGAAGAGATCCATATGGCTTGATACGATGCCAAAGGTCCTCAACATGTGTTTCCCTGGGCTCCCTGTTAAAGAGGACAAGACAGACCATTTCTATAAATTCCCGAATGGATCTGAGATATGGATTGGTGGTCTGGATGACAAACAAAGGACCGAGAAGATTCTTGGCATGGAATTCTCAACAATCACCTTTAATGAGTGCTCTCAAATCCCCCTAACTTCTATCAATATGGCGTTAACTAGACTCGCCGAAAAGAATGAGCTCAAAAAGAAAGTCTATTACGACATGAACCCGCCGACCAAAAAGCATTGGTCCTACGCTCGGTTCATTTTGAACGTCAACCCAGATACCTGGGAACCTGATGACCTAGAGCACAATTATGCTTATGTGCATATGAATCCTAGGGACAACCTAGAAAACATCGATGACAGCTACCTAGACATCTTACAATCACTGTCAGAGAAGGACCGCCAAAGATTCCTTGATGGTCTTTTTACTGATGAAGATGAAGGCAATATCTACTACTCGTTTGATAGAGAGCGTCATGTGCTGCCACAAAGCAGGCGCAAGGACCTGCCATTAGAGTTCGGAATGGATTTCAACGTTAACCCGATGACTGCCATTGTTTACCAGATATGGGGTCGGAAGATTCATGTATTGAAAGAGATCTATTTGAAGAACTCAAACACCTATCAAATGGGTGAGCACATCAATGAGGCATATCCTGGCCGGTGGGTGGTGATACCTGACTCGACCGGCAGAGCTCTGAAGACCAGCGCAAAGAGTGGAAAGTCTGACCATCAAATACTGAGAGACCATAATCTTATAATTCCATCGGTCCACAATCCATACCGCGGGGACAGATATAATTGCGTCAATGGGCTGTTCCAGCAGGACCGAATTGAAATAGATCCATCATGTGTTAAGTTGATTAAAGATTTGAATATGCACGCTTATAAAGAGGGCACAAATTTGCCAGATGAGACCGACAAGACCTTAGGCCATATTACAGATGCGCTTGGTTATCCTTGCTGGTATCATTTCCCAATATTGCGGCCCACCAGTGGAGTCATGAACGTTCCAAGATAAAGGACAAAGGATGTCTATTAACATTGAGAGTCAAGCTGACAGAGCCTCATTTATTAGCCAGATCACAACTAACGAAGATAATTTAAGCCGCAAGCGAGAGATGCAGCGGCGCTTTGATGTCTATCGAGACCGGCAGGACAGATACATTGAAGAGAACTTGAGAAAAGAATTTAGCGCCGACACCATAAAAGAGATGAGAAAAGTTCTATCGATCAATCTGTCTAAAAAAGTGATCGATCAGCTTGCTTCTATCTACAACAAAGAACCAACCAGGACCTTTGAAAATGCCACAGACTCAGAGCTAGAACAGATCGAAAAACTATATACCACGAGCAAAATAGACCCTGTGATGCGGCTGGCTAATAGGTATTTTAAGTTATTCAAACAGACTGCGATCATGGTTGTTCCACAAAACGGCAAGATGGTTGTCAGGGCTTTGGGCCCGCATGAGTATGATGTGGTGCCTGTTGATGGTGACCCTGAGATGTCACAAGCCTACGTGTTGAACGTCTTTGATCTTGAGCAGCATAGGACATACAGAGAGCCTGTTGAGCTGATAGATAAACGTTATCGCTCACAGAACGAGACCAACGAGGAGTTTGCTGATGATGATGATAGGCTTGATCTTGCACGAGATAGTCAGCAGTTCATATGGTGGAGCGATACATTTTTCTTTGTGACCGATGGTAAGGGAAAAGTTGTCGATGCTCCTTTTGAGGGCATTAACCCTATTAATGAGCAACCATTTATTGATGTGGCGGTTGAGAAAGACTTCCAATTCTTTGTAAGACGCGGGCAAAACATCACTCAATTCGCCCTCGACTTTGGCCTTCAGCTATCAGACCTTGCCAACATTCAGAGGCTTCAGGGCTATGCTCAAGGTGTTGTGGTCAGCGATAAACAGCCTAAAAACGTAAAGGTCGGGCCCAACGAGCTAATATGGTTACAGAAGGATTTACAGAGCGAATTCACCCCATCGTTTAGTTTTGCTAGCCCCAACCCAGATTTAGTAGGCTCATTGGCGTTGTTGGAAGCTCAGGTAAAATTCTTCTTATCATCTGAGGGTCTGGAGACATCAACTATTACAGGCACTGGTGACAGCAGACAATTCAGTTCTGGCGTTGACCGGCTTCTTGCCATGTTTGACCGGTTTGAAGCATCGAGTAGCGACATGGATTTATTTAAAATAGTTGAGTTCCAGGTGTTTAATCTTCTCCGTAAGTGGTCAAACTTTATGCAGGACTTCTCAGAAAACGGTCTGATCGAAGAATTAAGGGGTGGGCAATTGAGCGATAAGATTGAGCTCAGTGTGCAATTTGCAGAGCCTATGCCGCTTGAGACAGAGAGAGATAAACTAGACCATGTACGCGAGCGCATTGAGCTGGATTTAATGAGTAGAAAACAGGCCCTAGCAAAATTAGACGGCATCAGTGAAGAAGAGGCTGAGAAACTTTTGGCAGAGGTTGATTCTAGTGGCAGTCAAACCACCCTCGACGAGGGGTAAAAAAGTCTTCCAGGACATAGATCTCAAGGACGCTTTGGGCGTTTCTTTGCGTGGTCGTCAGGGGCTCAAAGAAGCTCTAGGACAGGTTTTAATCGACCGAATACAGGCAAGGGCAGAGGGCGGCAAAGGAGTCAGGTACAGCGGTAATGTGAGCCGAGAGATTACATTGAAATCACCATACAGTAAGGAATATACAAAGACAGCTGAATTTCAAGCGGCCGGCAAATCTCCTGACCGGGTTAATATGACGCTTCTCGGTGATATGTTAGGGCTAATGGATGTGACTAAAATTGTTGGTGATAAGATCAGACTCGGGTGGGAAGACCGCGGTCAAGAGCTTAAAGCTCATGGCCATATGACAGGCAAACAAGGCAAAGTGCCAAAGATGAAGAGAGAGTTCTTTGGC